CGTACTGAGCGAGTACCGCATCTAAAGCATTTGACATAATTTGTTTTTTTAAAATTTATACTCTTTTATCTGAATAAAATATAAGTATAAATCTAATAATGTCAAATAAAAAAGGTTCGGATGACCGAACCTTAATCTTATAATAATCTTCTGTTTCTTCTATAATACATTTCAGATAGTTTTTCTTCTTCTTCATCAAAATCATTAAAAGTACCTTTTATCTCATTTGGTGAAAAATTTTCAACTTCGTCTGATGTTAAAACATATTCATTTTTATCCGTTTTATCCATTTCAATTTTTTTATCATCAAAAAAATCTGTTAATTTTTGATTATATGGGTAAGAATCTAATGACCTTAACATTAACTTTTCTTCAGGTGTTTTATCACGATACTTATCAAATTTGGTTTCTAAACTATTAATTCTATTCATTATTTGGTCAATATTAGCTAACTTTGCTTGTAAATCATCTAATTTACCAAATAAATTATCCATAATCTCATCTTGTTTGTCTTTCATTTCTTTTTGAGAGGTAACAAGATCTGTGATATCAATTTCTTCCGTGTCTTCACCACCTTCTTCTCCTTCACCACCAATTTCTTCAACGTCAGGATCATTTGCAACATCAACAGGTTCAGGAACTTCTGCACCACCCGCGGCGGGATCGGCAGGAGCTGCGGTATCAGCGGCCATTGGGTCTGCGGCGGTATCAGCGGCCATTGGGTCTGCGGCGGTATCAGCGGCCATTGGGTCTGCGGCGGGATCAGCAGGAGCTGCCGGGTCGGCACCAGGGTCTGCTGGTGGGGCACCTGTCAATTCATCACCTTGTTCTTTAAGAATATATTTATTAATCTGATTAATTCTTCTTAATTCTTCAAGTATTTTTTTGTCTAAACTCATTTTTGATTTTTTTTAACCATTTAATAAAGTCTTAACACCTGTTGGTGTTTCAACTTTTAATGTTTTATTTGTTTTCATAGTATTGTCAAACCTTTCAATAAGTCCGTCTTTCATTCTTATTGTATAACATTCTCCGGTATCTAAATCACAAACTTGTTGATGTTCTTGGTCTATTTGTTTGTGTGTGATTCTTGTATCTTTTTTTAGATACTCATCTAATAAATTTTTTACACTCATAACTATTTTTATTAATAAATATATCGTTTTATGGAAATGGATCACTAAGTATATAAAAATAGTTTACTCCTTTTATCATTTGTTCAACATTATAGGCATACACCAAATCACTTAATGTTCCGTTAGTTCTTTCTAATTTAACTTGATCATATAATTGTTGTGCGGTTTTTCCTATACCGTTTCTTGATTCCCAAATCATTATTTTAAGTTGGTTTAAAGCACAAGCCAACCTTAATACTTTAATATCTGTAGTACCGGTATATGCCGATAACGCAGGATCGTTTAAAGTTAATGTATCGGTATTAACGGAATAAAGATTACTTATTAATGATGGTGAACCAATAAATGATGTTTTATAATCTACCTCCATATATTGAATTGGTTTTATGATATCATCAAAACAAGGGATTGGTGTGTCTGAACCGTTAAAATTGACGCACGTTTGTCCTGTAAAATATGGATTTAAGTTAGGTGCATTATTTAAACATGTTATACCAAATAAATTATTATTATTACATGTTACTGATGATCCTCCAGGGGTATTTATAGGAAATGTTTTTGCTATACCAAAAAGCCAAGCCCTAATTGCCTTAGTACTTGTATTTGCACTAAGTGCAGTAACTAAATCATTATCGGCAATTGTTGTTCTTACGTTAGTAATGAAAGGTTTAGTTGTGTATGTTGTAGCAGCAATACAAGCGGCGTTTGTCGCATTATTTGGTGCTGTTGATAAAGTAACGACGTAGGTGGAAACCGGGTTGGTGTCTGGTTTTCTTGTTGCCAATATTTCTTTTTTCCATTTTGTTGTAAAATTTTTATTTACCCCCATTAAGAAACTTTCTGGTTTTGGTAAAGAAAATAATGGCATTCTAACACCTTTAAATGAAGTATCAAAACCTCTTTCACTTATAGAATGACTAACTTCTGTAATCCAATAAGGACCCCTAAATAATGGGACGTGTCTCAAATTAAAGTACATTGTAGGTTGAATAACCGCACACCCCATAGATTTAACATCACATGTGTAAGACCTACTTTTATATATACTATAAAGAGAAACTGATTGTTGTGCCACACTATCACCAGCACCGGCTTTACCCAATTGTTCATTTACCGCAAAAGTTTCTGCGGTGTTTTTCTTTTCAGACATATCTAAATTTACATCTCTAAAAATATTTTGATTAAGTATTCCAAAATCAACATTAAACCCAACAACAGGACTTGATTTTTCATAGTCAATATTACTTGCAGGTACTCTTAACGGGTTTGTTGATGAATTTCTCATATCAAAAGAGTCGTCACCAAATTTAGAAAATGTTGTATCCGAAGTTTGTAAGTGTTCAGATTGTTTTCCAACATATATACACAAAAATTTTGGTTTTGAGTTTAAATAATCAACGTTTAAATAAGTACCAAACATAGAATTAGGGATTTCAACAGGTATTGTTTGGTTATTTATTACTGCACTTTTTATTCCATAAAAATTTATATAAGAAGGTAAAGCGAAGAAAATTAAATTATTATCTGTTAAAATATTACTTAATAAATCCATTATGGATTTTTTATCTTGATTTTTTAATTGCCCTAATAGTTTATCAGTTTCAACAGTTAATTCATCACCAATATCAACATTAGCTCTGTCGTGAAAAAGAAAGTCTTCAAATAATAGTCTATTTTTAAAATCACTACCAGCAATCCATTTATCATTTAAATTTTTTAAAACCGTATATGTTTCTAATTTTAGAACATCTCCATATGTGTTTGGTGTTTGGTTTGTTAATTTATTTGTTACATTGGCGTTTTTTAATTTTCCATTTAATTTACTTAAAGTGGCATTAATAGTGTCTTCGTTTTCGTTGTTTACTTTATTTAAGTAGTTTTTTAAGTCTTGTAAAAAATCCGCATTGTCATATGTTGAATCTTCTATTTTTTTAGTTGCATATATTTTTATAAGTTGTGATAAATTTTTAACGTTGTCTTCATTAAAATCAATATTAAATTCTTTAAAGAAATTAAACACGTATGAGTTAGGATCTGTAAGGGACGCCTTTGGTTCTGTAGAATCTCCGATATACTTATATAGTGTTTTCCACGCTTCTATATTTTGTGATTGTGAAAATACAAACGTAACATCAGGTGGTAAATTATTAGCGTAAGTACCGTAATTTAATTTTGCACCAGGACTACCTTTTAAAGGAATATAAGTAATGTCGTCGGTAAAATCATTAAAATATAATCTATTAAAGTTACCGGGATTTCCTAATTTTAAAATACATTCAAAATTTAAAAATTCACCTATACCACTTGTCATTGAGTTTATTTGGTTTTCTAACAAACTAAAACCTGTTTGGTCTTCGGTCGATACACTGACATTATTTTTATCTACAAAAAATATTTTTTTAAGTTGTTCAAGTAAAGATTTTTGTTCTTGGTTTTTTGTTCCTTTAGTGTTATCTTCACCATCTAAAATTATATTATTAATAGGTGTTTTTTTATCGCAAAAACCTAAAAAATAACTCTCAAATAAATCCAAAGTTTTCGGATCAAAAATACTGAAAATTTCTTCTATATTAGCTAATTTTGTGTTTGTACTTTCTAATGTTGGTGGAGCAACACCAAAATTTGGATTATTAATTAATAAGTACTCAGATGGAGTTGGTTTTTTTATTAAACTATTATCAAAATATCCGTAATTAGGTGCTCCCCATAAAGCCCTTACAGACCCATTATACATTTTTTTATTATCTAACAGTTCTTCTTTTTTATTTATTAATTCGTTATATGATTCCCAAACCGCTTGATTTATATCTATACCTCCACAAGAAGGAAATAGTAAATAACTTTTTTGTCCAACACCAACATCAACATTACCTTCACAATCCATATACTCAAAGAAATTTAAAAGTGTCATCATTCTATTTTTTTCTGTTGAGTCTCCTGACAAACTAAAACTGAATGTTGCGTCGTTATTTTTTCCTATTTTTATTTTTTTACTTGTTGTTATTGCGGATAAACTATCGGGTGTATACGTCCCGTCAAATAAATCTTTATTTGTAAAATAATAATAAACGTCATTCATTAACTTAGGGTATAGCCCTAAATTAATTACGGTAACGTTAGCCTGTTGACCATTAACATTTTGTGTTTGGGATGTTTGTAAAACATATGTTAAAGGATTGTTGTTAAAATCAAAAAGATTATATGTTTTTGTTGTTGAGTTTGTTATTGGATCAAAAATGTTTTTATAATCTATGTCTGTCCAAACATTATCTAAAATATCAATAGTAAAATTAGAATCAACCCATGTTTTATATCTGTGCCAAATAGATCCGTATTTTAAAATCCAAGCGTATGGTAATTGATGAATTGCCGAAAATTTATTTAAAGTGGCGTAAAGATAATCAATATCTGTTTGGTTTTTTCCGTCAGAATTTATAGTCTTTAATTTATGTCTTGTTGAAATTAAAGGTAGTGAATTTAAAAAAAGATACCCTAAAGCAGTATATGGATTTTTATCTCCTTGTTTTTCTTTTTTAACGCCCTCGACAATTGAATTGACAAAATATGGGGTATTTAAAAAAGAAGTTGTTTGCACTCTTTGGTTTACTTGTCCTGAATATGAGGATCCATAATCTATTTGATTTTCTGTAAAATATCTATAATTTATTGATCTTTGATTGTAGTAACTTTCTAAATCATTTCTAGAATTTATAGAATATTTTAAAGTGGCTCCCGGTATCGCCAATGGTAACTGTGATCCGTTAAAAAACGCAAATCGATCAGTTAACGCTGATATTTTTTTACCTCCGACAGTATCTGATAATCTTGAAACTATCCTTTTTTTAACGTCATAATCAAAAGAACTTATTGTTTCGTTTGGTGATTCTACATCTGTAATAAAAGTACCTCCATATAAATTATTTTTTAACCATTTAACGTTTGTAAACGGAAATGTATCTAAAAATGAAAGTTTATTAGATCTAGTGTCTTTTAAATAATCTTTAATTTTTTCAGATGCTTTTTCGCCAGAAATTATTGTTTTGGCATTAGAACTAATAGTATCAACACTATAAATATTATCTTTATTTATAATTTCATTTACAATATATTGTGTTATAAAATTGTTAGATTGAAAATTTGTAAAATTTGTTTTAGATGTATTATTTTTTAATTCATCTATTAAATCGTTATATGTTTTAATTTTATTTTTAAAGTTAGTAACTAATGTATTATCGTTTTGAATTGACTCAAAGATATTTTCAGATTCAAATTCACCTATTAATTCACTAAGCCCATTAATTCCCGTGTCTCTTACAAATTTAGTGTAATTAGTATTTAAAAAACATCTCTCAAATACTTCATAAAAAAATACCGGTGGTTGTAAATTACTATAAGGTGTGTATTTAAATGGGAACTCAATAGCGTTAAATGAAACATATTTTATTTGATTCGCATTATTATTATAGTTACTAGTGGGTGTTGGTGAAAATGTGCTATTAGCCGCGTCTAAATATCCTTCAGTAAATCCTAATTCAGGCCATACATCCCAATCACTACTTGTTATAGTTTTTACACTACCAGGATATTTAATTTCATAAAGTTCCCTACCATTTTTATCGGTGGTTTTTTCATAATATAACGGCCATGGATAAACAATAGCTTCGTTACTTAAAGTTCCTGTACTTACTTCTAATTTTTTTACACCATCAGGACCTAATCTACCATTTACAATTACCTCTAATCTTTCAGAATTTTTTCTTTGTGCCCAAGCCCTTTCATGAACATCATCCATCAATTTAAAAAAAGCATCAACACCAGCAATTATAACACAGAAAATGTTTCTAATTGTTGGTTCAAAACCTAATGGTCCTTTTTTTAACGGTGAAACGCTCGATAATACGTATGTTAAATTTTCTTCTATTAATTTTTCTTGAGAGGCTAAGGTGTCTTCGGCCTTTTTTAAAATATCTAAAAAACTGTTTGGTGCAAAATCAGGTGTCCCCGTATTTGGTTCACCGAAACTAAAAAAGTATGGAGCAATAGTTTCTATTGCTCCTATACTTTCATTCCAAACTTGTTGTGCCAAACCTATAGAACTTTCTTCATTACTTATAAATTCATTTAATTCATTATTTATTGGATCTCTTCTAAATCTGTATCTATATGTTTTTAACCAATCAACTTTATTATTTTTAAAGTCATCTATTGGTATTTGTTTAAATACTTCTACTTTGGCACTGTTATAGTTAAATGGTGAAATTGTTAGATTAAAGGTTTTTTTTGTTCCATCTGGTTGATCGACAGGTACTTGATTTGGTGATTTACCAAATGCTGCATTTTTTTCTAATTTTTCTAAATAAACAGTAGAAGACTGTATTATGTTGTCTCTAACATTTTTTCTATCACCTAAAGTAAGAGAATCAATAAACCTATATGTTACCTGATCATCAGATTTAAGTATATAAGGTTTAGTTAAATCTAAAAATTTACTTTTTGTATATGAAAAAACAACAGATTTTAAATTATTTATATTATCTCTAAAATCAGCAATTTTATTTATAATTTGAAAGTCTGCCTTTTCTGTTCTATCTTTTTGTGCTTTAGTGTAGTTTTCTAATCTAAAAATTAATTCATCGATATCAATTTCATCAAAATCAGGATCAATTAATTTTCTATCTTTATATTGTTTATAAACTTCTTCTAACTTTTGTCTTCCGAGAGTTGTAGTAACTTGTGTTGTTTTGGTTGTATTTTTTCCTTGACCTACGTTTTTTGTTACCGTACTTGGTAACATTTTAGGTGCGTTTCTAGCATAACCAACAAGTGAATCAAATAATAGTGCGTTAAGTCTACCAATTAACTCTATATCAATTTCAAAATTACCGTTATCGGGTGAAAATTTAGCATTAAATTTTCTTAATGTTAATTGTAGTCTTATTGCCTTTCCATAATAACCTTTAAGTGTTAAATAAAATATTGGGTATGGTAAGTTAAAAAATACAGAATACATTGAATTATCTCCTTGTTCAAAAAGAGTCCTACCTTGTACATCAACTAAAGTCATGTTTACGGTAGGTGTACCTGCAGGTGTTATTTTAACGCTAATTGATTTGATTCCCAACATTTGGGTATCTTCGTAATTTAAAGTTTTTCTTCTATACTGTGTTTTACCATCAAATGTTGTTGCATATTCAGATGTTTGGTTTGGTGCCTTTCCTTGTCTTGAACCTTTTCCTGTTATTTGATCGGTCCAACTACTATCAAATGCCTTTTTTCCTTTTGGTTTTAAAAAATTAATATTTAAATCTTCGTCACCACCAGCAAAAGAGGCTATTGTTGTGTTAACCACTGGGTTTGTATCATAACTTTCACCAATGGCTAGTTTTGTTCTTGGGATTATTTTTGTTTCTAAATTGGCGTAATATACAAGATTTTCATGCTCGACAAGTCTAAGTTCTCCGTCAGCGGTTTTTGTTGACGTAACTTTATTGGGATCAATTAAAATTATATTATCATATCCCGTTTCAACATATACATCTTGTTTACTAAATTTATCTGCCATAATAGAAGAAATGTGTTTCTAATGCCGACTTGTAATCTTGGATTGCTGCAGCTAGTGGATATGGAATTATTAAAATAGTGTCTTCAGTAATGTTAGTTTCTAAACCCATATAACTTGGGTTAGCTAATAATATCAACCAACCAAAAGTAGGTGACCCATATTTTTCTAAACTTATCTTGTCAAGTCGACTTCTTCCTTTTTTATAAATGAACCTCTGGTCTGATGCTCTCGCAGGTAATTTAACAAATGGAACCATTGTTTGCTTACCATCTATTAGAAAATCTTTATATCTATTATAAAATTCCATAATTATTATATAGTCTGTTTATTTAATAAGTAAATTTTTTCTTTAAATTAAATTCATTACCTCCAACAGATTGGTCGCTTGTTATTTTTCTCCAATTTTCAGCATCGGTATCGTTTGTTGGGTTTTGTTTAAAGAATTCTAAAACTCTACTAATATCAAAAGGTTTTAGGTATGTGTCTTTAATTATTTGTTTATATAAATCGGTTTCTTCAAATTCAGTAAAGAACTTGTCAGTTTTTTCTTTAGATTTTTTATATTTGGTTTCTAATGAATTGGCATTATTTAAAAGAAATGTTTTCCAAGCTTCTTTTTTACTATCTTTTATTCTATCTAAGGCACCTGCATTATCTATTGAGTCTTTAAGAAATTTATTAACATATTCTAAAGGACTTGATAAAATGGTACCCCCAAATAAAATAAAGAATCTATTTTCAGGCCCAACGTTTAATTGTTGTTGACCTTCTAAAATATAAGTTTCAAAAGTAAAATTATCATTAAATTTTAAAGTATTTTGTGGTATAATATTTTTTGTTTTTAAATTAGTATTAAATTGATCCATATCTAAATATAAATCATCTACAGATCCTTTAAGTTCGGTATATGCATCCGGAAATGTATTCACACTTGGCGTTCCTCCTGAAATATCAAAAATTGTTATGTCTCCATTTTCTCTTTTATAACCATCTTTACCACTATAAATAAAATTAATTTGGTCGACTATTTTAACAAACTCTAATTCTTTTTGTTGTAGTCTTGAATTTGACTCTAATAAGGTAAATTTATAATAGTTAATTCTTTCTTTTATGTCTCTTTTTAGTTGTGATTTTATTGATAATTTATTTAAGTTTGTAAAATCTTCTAAATTCATTCCTTTTAATAATGGACAATTATCGTTTTCAACATCACTAATAGCTAAAGTTTGTAAGTCTTGTAAGTTTTTTTCAATTTTTGTTGACAAACCGATTACTTCTAATGTGTTCGTACCATAAACACCAGAAGTGTATTTTCTACTGTCGGTAAAAATTGAATTTAACCCTATAAGTCCTTGATTATAAATCAATCTTAATTCATTATAAGTTGATTCTAAATATTCTCTACTTATTTTTGCTAATTGATTTACCTTTTCTTTATAATCAATAGTACCTTTAATTGTATTATTTGGTATATCAACGTCTCTTTTTACTATATTACCAAAAGGTACTCCGTAGTCGTTTTCATTTTGTCTTTCATTTCTATCATTTAAACCTATTTCATTTTTAATATTTTCAATAAACTCTTGGTCAAAATTTGAAGCAACTATTTCTGTTTGTTCTGCCCTTTCGTCATACATTTCAGTATTAGCATAAAAGTTAAACGATAACGCGTTTTGTAGTTGTGATATAGGTTCTTTTAATCCGTGACCACCAATAAAGTTAAAGTTTATCGATACTTCTGCAATCATAGGTTGTAATCCAATACCTTCAGGATTTATATCCCATTGACCGTCTTTAGGGTATGTTAATGATAAAGAATCTATTACAATTTTTGTATGCCAAAAATCACCCACTCTTAAAACACAAACAGGTGGTGCACCAAACGCACTATTGAATGCGTCTTTATATAGTAATGTAGTTGTTCCCGGTCCTGTCTCAACAACTGTAGGTACAGTATCACCAGGTCTCATACATTGTTGTAAGAATACTAATCTTTTATTTAACCCTTCAGGTGTTATGGCATGAAAGGCCGGATGAAAATATTTTAATTGTTCTTTTAAACCGTTAAATACTGTTGGTGAATCGTTTTGTAACATTTCAAAGTAGTCACACTCACATACTAATTTTTTTAATAGTTTACCTTTTAAATTTTGTTTAACTACAGTTTCATAAGTTGGTTTAGGGTAAACAATTTTTTCAATATATTTTGGTTCTTTTGGCGGTTCAGGTTTATCTGAAGTGTTTGAATTTTTTGGGTCTGGTTTTGGTTTTTCTTCTTCTTCAACTTTAGGTTCTGGTGTAGGTTTTGATTTTTCAACTAATTTAATATCAACAATAGAAACTTTTCTACACGCCATCGCATTTACCGAAAAAGTTGCTTCACCTACATTAAGTGGGGGACCACCGCCAGGGTTAGTAAGTTGAGCAAATGGTTTTGAACAATCAATTCCTGAAAATTCATCTTGAGTTGTTACTGTATTAAAACCAGCAAAAGTTGGTTCAAAAGTTAATGGAAAACTATTATCTGATTTACCGTTTTTGTGGTCATATTTAAAAAATTCATTTAGTTTTTTTCCGGTAGACGATGTTACGTTAAATTTTTCCATGTATTTAACCACCGCACTTACTCTTCTAAACGATAATTTTTTATTAAAATCATCAACGTAATAATTAGCAGACGCCGAACCTAAAAATTTAAAACTTAATGAATTCCCTTGAGAAAGCCATTCTAATGATTTTGTTAAAAATTCATCTAATTTACTTTTTTTATTTCTAATATATGAAAACATTTGTTTAATTGAGTTAGGTGTTGAATCAATATATGTTTTAAAAAAGTCGGGATCCGATCTAGTAACGCTACTTATTGCGACTTTTTCTCTATTATTTAAACGTTTATTTGCTGGCGGGTATTTAATATAAAATTTATCACCTTCAGATCTTGAGATAGCCTTTCTTATGTAGTAATCTTCCATACTTTCGACTGGGTTATATGTCCAAGGTCTTGGTGTATTATCGCTAGGTTGGGTAATTTGAGGGGAGCTGCTGCTTGATACGCTCGCACTTTCAGCAAATTGTTCGTAATATATGTCAAAAGATGTGGCCGCCTCATATGAATTACCAGCGTTAGTTTTGTTAGTGTCTTTTACACTTGGCTTATCGTTTTGGTAATACAAAACAGGTGCAGTATTAATAAATTCATTGAAATCGGTTTTACCCAACTCTTCTGTTTTTACTGGTTCTTCTGTTTTTTCGTTAGATTCTTCTACGATTTCTTCTTTTACGGTATTTGGTGGGGTTATTACTTCTGGAACTAATTCTTTAATAACTTGTGGGTCTCCCGTTTTTTCAATAACTTCAAAAATATCACTCAAAGTAAATGTGGTAAATTGACTTGCCACTTCATATGGATCATATTTTAAACATCCCGCAAAAAATGAATTTAGAATTGCAGTAAACCTAGATTCATCTTCTTTTGCCAATTCTTCAGAAACTAATTTATCTAAAATACAAGGGTGGTCCACTACTATTTTAAAACTAAGTTTACCCGTTCTTTTTGTGTTTGAATACGTATATATTGGTTCTGTTCTTCCTAAAAAAGTTGTTGGGTTCCAATCTGTACTTACACTCTCATCAAAAGTAACATCATATGGAGGAAACCACATAATTCTACCACCATTAGGTCCTCTTTCACAAAGAGCCAAATCTTCAACAGTGTATCCAGGTCTGTTTGATGTTCTCCATGCTAAATTTTCTAAAGATAACATATATTTTTTTGCACCTCCTGGAAATATATTAGTAGAATCTCCACCGGCAGTATTTTTCATTGGTCCGATATTCAAGTTATACGTGTTATCAAAAACAGACTCTCTATACTTTCTTATATTACCGTCAGTTTTTTGTAACGCACCTATAAAAGCATATGGATCGTCTTTAGTCCAAACTCTACAATATTCTAAACCTTCGGCAATACCACCTTTAACTGTTGACTTGTCTACTGAATTTTTTGTTCTCCATTTTACAATTCTAGACCCTTTTGTCATTTCGGTGTATCCGTCATTAAAAACTTTTGAAATTTGGTTAATGGCGGTTCCTACGTGTCTTAGTCTTTTTTCATCATTACCAATATCGTTTGCAACATCAACAAGTTTTTGTGTTGCTTCTAAAATTGATCCTTCGGTAAATTTATTTTTTATTGTATTTTTACCTGATAAAGTATTATTTAATCTATTTTGAAAAGTGTTAGAACTGGCTCCTGGCGAAGAAACTTTAAATTCTCTACCATTAGGTCCTACTTTTTTACCTATTTGTGGTTTGGTTTCATTTCTATTTCCAGCCCAAGTAAAACCACCTTGTATATCTCCATTATCAAAATCACTAATAGATTCAACCCCAAACGCACCTTTTATTTCTCCTTGGTAAATTGTAGGTTTAGTTAATTCATCATATAAATCACCTTCATACAATCTCGCCCAAATACCATCACCGTAAACAGGTGTTGGTTCTCTTTTTCTTTTTTCAAATTTAGCCTTTGGTAATTCGTCTTTTTTAATTAAACTTTTAATAAATGATTTTCTTTTCCCTACATAATATTTAGGATCAGGAGCAAATATATTTGGGTCTCTAAATGAGTTTAATTTATAATCAGGAACATAAAGGTTATATTTTAATTGTGTGAATAATTCTTTTTGTGTACCTGAACCTGTATTAGATAAAAACAATTCAGATGCAGTGTCTATGTTAAATGAAGTAATATCATACAATTCACTAAAAACTGGTTTGAATAGTGCAGCAACAGGGTTATCTGTAACTTGAGTTAAAAATCTTTCATTAGGATAATCAAAGTATTCACCAGGTATAAAAGAATATGGTGAATAAAGTCCCGCAAGTTTTGCTGCAAAATTTAATGTTTTACCAATAATTAAATCAGGAACACTAATGGCCCAATTTCTTTCAATTAAAGGAATGTTTCCTGTTGCAATTCCTAAAACGTCAAATGGATCGGTATTTGGTTTTACTGAAAGCTGAGTCGACTGTAGACCATCGGGTTGATTAAATGATGTATCAAGAACATTAATCCTACCAATAGTCTGTTGTAATAACTCCGCAGTTACTCTATATGCAAATTCTTTTTTAAGTCTATCAGTTGCAATACTCATTAATGTAGAGTCCTGACTTACACTACCATCACTACCTTTAGGGTCGTTTTGAATTAAAATCGCATATGGTGTGTATATTGAAGGAACAAAAACTCTTGTACCACCATCACTATTCGCGTATGGTTGTCCAAGTAATTTTATTGGTAGGTCGTTTACGTTTACCAATTCAGGATTACCATAATTATTTTCAGGTACGTATTTATTTTTATTATACGCGTCTATTAATTCTGTTTCGGCATTAATTTCTAAATTACTGTTGTTTGCCGAAGTTTGATTTGGCCCATACTCTCCTTTATTGTTAGTACCAGGGTCACTTAATACCTCTATTTGTTCGTCATCAGTTATATCATATCTATATGGACCATATGAACTACCGTCATTTTGTGGTTTATATAAATTAATTTTATACGCTTGTTTTGCCTTATTTTCTAAAGGTATTTGTATTTTACTAAAAGTGGTGTCAGTTAAATCGTACTCACCTGGGTTTGGGTTAAGGTTATTTGTTAATGGTATATCATTTAATGCGGTATATCTTGTTGTTCCGTATGGTGCAGATGGTTGTGTATTAGTTTGTGGTTTATAGTAATTAATACCATATATCTCAATTTCTTTATTTTTACCTTTAATTTCTAATAAACTTGGTTCGGTATCTTCTAAACCATACGTTCCCCCATTATTATCCGGCAACCCTGATTCCCTTAATCCTTGTACATCATCATTAATACTCCATTTTACATTACCAAAAGACGAATCAGGTCTATATTGGTTACTATTATAAAGTAATATTCTTGGGTTATTAGCTAAATTAGTTAAAGCATTTGAAAAAGATACAATCCATTCATCATTTGCAGTTGTTTCAAGATATGTACCACTAGCATCTTGAGTTAATATATTAACAAAATCAAAATTTAAATCATATCTTGTGTTACCATAAAAATTATTTCCGTTACCTAAAGGTTTCCAAATATTAATTTGATATGCTTCCCCCTCTTTTTGATTACCTTTAGTTGAAACATAATTCCCTAATACCCAATTTGGGTCATTAAATCTTTGGTTGTATTCGCCAAAACCTGTTGATATTGAATTAAATAAATCATTATTTATTGAATATTTTGTATCTCCATAGAATTGAATATTAAATCCAGAAGATACGGGTCTATATATATTTGTATTATAAAGTTCAACTTCTTTAAAGTTAGCACTTACCGATAATCTATTTTGGTTAATTACTTGTAACGATTGTGTTGATTGATCATAAACATTAAGTTCACTTCCTGGTGTACTTAAAAGAAAATTATTATCATCATTAATGTTATAAATGACACCATTTGGTGCGATTAGTTTAAATTTATTTTTAATTGTATTATCAAAAAATTCAACAAAACCAACATTAGAAACATTATTATTACTTACCCAAAAAGGATCTAACCCTCTTTCGGTGTAAAGACCAAAACCAGTGGTATTAACAACTTGTAAATTAAGTATACTATATTGTGTACTACCATAATCTTGTCCATTAGGACTATAAACGTTTTTAGGTTTTAATTCAATTTCTTTACTATTACCAACCTGTTCTAATTCATTATTAAGTGTGTCGCTAATATCATATACATCATTTTTATTAGCTTTTTGTACATCATTATTTATACTATATCTTGTTCTACCATAATCAGGTCGACCAGTAGGGTTATAAATGTTTTTAGGTTTTAATTCTATTTCTTTACTATTACCAACTTGTTCTAATTCGTTATTAAAAGTATCCGTAATATCATATACATCATTTTTATTTGCCTTTTGTTGGTTGTCATTAATGTCGTATCTTGTGTTACCGTAATTAAAACCATTTATTTTTGGTACATATATGTTTTCAACGTATAATAAGGTTTCTTGGTAGTCTCCGTTTTTTTCTAATTTAGAACCTATTGTTGTACTAAGACTATAAGGTCCTTCGTTAGAGTTTGTGTTTTTATCAACATTAATATCCACAGAAGTACCAAAATCAGAACTACCAGGTCCGTATTGATTTTTAGTTATTAATATTCTTTCTTGTTTATCGCCAATGTCTTCAACATTTGGGGAATCAATAACACTATAATCAACTAAAACTATTTCATTTGTTGCTGGTTTATCATTAAAACCAGTCTCACCATTTATTCTATATGGTGGCAGGTTAATTGATAAAAGTTTTTTTCTAAAATTTTCAGTAGAATCAAATGATAGTGGACTATCCATATTATTTTCTTTTTATAATAAATAGAATGATTAGTATTTTTTTTAAGAAAGATTACCTAACTTTTCTCCGTAAGATTTACTTAATCTTTCATTAACAATACTCATAACATTTTCTTTAAACATCCTTTGAAAATTAGGATCTGAGTCTAAAATTTGAGCTAATGAACCTTGTAATCCTTCTACTTTTATTTTAACATCTCCATTAACACCAACATTTCCTGTCACTTCATTTGTTGTTTTATTATTAACCTCAACTGCCTTTGTTAAGTTTTCTAAATTTATATTTTTAGTCAATAATTCTTCCATGTTAGTACCTAAATTATTTTGTATTTCAGTTGTTTTATTGACGTTAATTATATTTGGTATTGTTTCTGTTTTTATATTTGGTGTTACTTCAGTTGTTGGTATTTCTAAGTTCATGTTATTATTTAACATATCTTGAAGTGTTTGTAATTTATTTGTATCACTATTTATCATAGTGTTTAATATTGAAAATGCTCCTTGTGCGTTATTAACAAAACTATCTAAATCCGGTGCGGCTAAAAAATCATCTTTTGGGTTCATACTAAACTCACCAAACGCACCACTAATTATACGTCCACCTTTAAATTCTGATGGGATAAATAAGTCATTTAGTACTTCCACGTCTTGTACATCACTTATTTTTGGTTTTTCATTACCGGTTGCGTTAGCAATATTTAATAACTCTATTAATTTTTTTAAATCTTTTCTTAACTGGTTAACATCCATAGCGTAAGCTTCCATAGCATCTGTCCCAATTTTTAAACCTTTAACAAAATCAGAATAAATTGTACCGCTCTCTGCTGTCATAGTTTTTTGAAACTCACCTAACACATTTGTCATACTTTGATACGCTTTCATAATATCACCGTATTGATTAGCAGTTCCTGCATCTCTACCTCTTAAATCCATTTCTTTCTGCCCGGCCGATCCGGCCGATCCAAAAATATTTAATGTTGTTATTTTTCTTAATTCAATAACTTGTTGTTCTGCCTTTGATAATTGAGCTTCTGCGGTGTCATTTAATTTTTTTAACCTTTCGTTTTCATCTAACCCATTTTCTTCTTGCATTTTATTCAACTGAGCTATTTGTTCTGTACTTAAATTTTGAATATTTTCCCATTTGTCGGTACCCGGTAATTGAACTCTCCATTCTCCATCCTTCATTTCTGCCATACTGGCAACTAATTGTTTGTCTTCTTCAGATAGATTTCCACCAATTTTAGGCATAATTTCTTGTTCTTTTCTTGCCTTAATTGCTGATTTTGCTAAGTCTTGATAATCTAAACCTAACTCTTCGGCCATTTGTTTTAATCGATACATTTGTTGGGTACCTATTTTAAACTGTCCGGTTTCCTTATTATATTCTGCAGAAGCGGCGGTTACTTTAATAAATTCATCTTGAAGTGCTCCCAAATCATTTTGAGCCATATATAATAATTTAAATGGATCACCAAGTGCACCAACATTACCACCTAACATTTGCATACCAGCGGCCATATCCATTGCTTTATCAGGGTCTAATGCCTTTTCACCGATGTTCATAATTTTTTCAAAATCAATCCCAAGTTGTTTTGCTCTTGCCGCCATTTTAATTAAACCATCAACTCCGTTTTTAAATTGGTATCCGTTAGCTTTTTCTAGATTTTTAGTAACATCAGTAGTTAATTGTTTTGCACTAACTCCGTAAGCTTTAGCGGTGAAAAATATATTAGTTAATTTTTTTTGTGCCTCTTGTTGACCCATACCTATTTTATCAAATTCACCAATTCCTTTAGCTAACTCTTTCATACTTATTCCAGTCATCATAGAAAAGCTTTTCATACCTTTTACTACCTCCTCTTGTATTGTAGGGACTCTACCTAAAGTGTCTCCTAATTCAGTTGCGTAATCGCTAACGTCTTGCATAGTAATTCCGATATTTAAACCGTTTTTCATTATTGAGTATATTTTTTGCTCTAACTGAGCCCCATACCCAACCATACCATTAGATAACGTTCTTTGTAGTTTTGTTGCTTCATCATTTAATTCAACAAAAAACGTTTGGAATACGTTAACACTAAAAGCGTCTTCTACTGCCTTTTTAATGTTTGTTTTAAAACTTACAAAACTCTTATTATCCCCAAACTCTTCAGTTGGTGTTGTTGTAAATAACCACATCATATTTTAATATTTTATTATAAATAGAATTTTATTTATTTTTTGAAAATTCTTTAACTAACTTATCGATAAAATATTTCCTTTCGTAAGTAGGCATAGTCATTAAATCACGATAAGAAAAGTTACCATGTTTTATTAAATAATAAAACTCATCAAGTAAAATTTGTTGGTAGTTAGAAGAAAGGACGAAAAAACTCAACCCCAAAGCCTACGTTCAACGTAACCTTTTCTCCAGACGGGGCTATTACAGTTCTCACTAAATCAACCTTTGGTTCACATTCATTTAAAAAATTTCTTAAATATTTTGAATCTGAAATTGGTAGTTGTGGTATTATTTTATTTATATATTCTCTATCTTCTTTTCCGTCGATTTCTAAGATTTGTTTTTCTAACCTTTTTGTTGCAACAGGAGCAATAAACCCTTGTGGGTATGAATCAATAATTTTTTCTAATTCTTTTTGATCACCCATATTCAAAAGTTTAACTTTTACCTCATGCCCTGATTTTGGTAATTTTGTTTTAAAAAATCCGTTTTCGTCTGGTTCGTTTTTTGGTTTAACGTAATCTACAGCATCTAAAATAATCGACCCTTCAAATTCTTTATTAGTTGCTGGATCAATTAATTTAAAATTATATTCAGGACCAAATGATGTGTTTCTTAAAAATACCAATATGGCTTGAACGTCCGCATCAATTAAATCATTTATATCAAAACCAGGTTCGTAAATTTTTTGTCTTAATAATCTACTAATTAATCCGTCTTTACCTAAATTAGGTGACATTAATAAGTTTTCATCTTCAGCAGTTAAATAACCTACTTTAAGTGCTGATTTTTTATTTTTATAAAATTTACCACCACTAGGTAATTTAATAACATCATGTGGTAAGTTAAAATCCATTTGTCCATAAGAAGCAATATTATCCATAATACAATTTTTATTTAAAAAATAATTTGTTATTATTATATGTAAATAAAAAACCCCACATTAAATGTAGGGTCTTGAAAAAATAATATGTATTTTTTATTTTAGTAAACTAAGATACATCTATCAGGTCTAAGTGTTGCTTTAACAGTTACAATTTTTTCATCACTATAATCTAATGAATCCATATCAACACCTGTTAAGAATACACCTTGTAGAATCCATTTTTCAACAGCAACTCCTGTTGGGTCTAACATTTCTAAAGTTACGTTCTTTTTATAACCAGCAGCATAACCCATACGACCTGTAATAGATTCAGCATGTAATCTAACCCACTCCATTAGTGCTTGTGATGCTGAAGGACCGATTGGGTCTAAGAATGTAACATCTATTGATTCCCAGTTAAATCTACCCGCAACATAAGTTGACGTATTAAGGAAAGGTATTTCAACTTCACCAATTTTAATTTTTGGTCTTGAAGTACTTTGGACATACCAAGAATTGATACCCAAGTTACTTTCAAAAGTTAATATAAACCTGTTTTTCTTTTTAGGTTCATATTGTATCGGCATTTTCATTAATAAATCGGCCATAATTTCAAAGTTTTAATTTTTTTATTTTATTATAAATATCTGTAATTTATTTTTTTTCTATTTACTTTCTTTTTTTTTAAAATTATTGTTCTAGTATAAAAATTACTAATTATATTTTTTCTTTTCTCCTCCTTTAGTTAAATAAATAGATATTGGTTCATCTTCATATTCTTGACTAACCATATCAGTTGTTTTTTCCACATTTTTAGGATCGTCATCTGAAAAACCTATTTTAACGTTTTTAGTTAAAAAGTCTTCTATATCATCCATAATTTCATTGTTAGCCACATCATTTTTAAATTGGGGTCTTAAATCAGACAGTTTAACATTTGGTTCACTTCTTAAAATAGAGTGAATTAGTTCTCCCGCAGTTTGTCTACAATCAGATATAAATTTCCTTAAAGCCTTTTTCTTTCCTTCTTCAGGATTTGACGCACTACCTTCACCAAAACTAACAGGAGCCATTAAACATCTGTCCAAATATTCAATAACTAAATTACTGTCATCAAAATCGGCAACAAATTTTTTCTCATCAATATCTTCTTTAATTGTAGTTAGTCCGGCATAAATTTTATGATATTTTCTAAGATTATCTATAAGTTCTTTTTTTCTTATACCATTGTGGTCAGCAGCGATTAAATTAAAAATAGCCTTTCTTAAAACTTCAGGATTGTGTCCCCTTGCCGTTATAATTGCAAAAATTGAACCTCCATTAATACATTCAACAAAATCATTCCATGCTGGACCTACAGGTGCGGTCATAGAATCAATAATAAATTTATTATCACCTGCTTCTCTAAAATATTTAAACGGGTCTGAAGTGTACCCAACAATTGTTGTTCCCTTATAATTAAAGTCTTCTTCCCCTATTTGGTGTCTGTGTTCAGCAAAGTCTTCAGTTGACATGCCTACCTCATCTTCATTTTCAGACATAACCATAATCTTAGTTGGCATAAACATTATATTATCATCCCAATCAAAAGCATAATATTTTAAATCAGGTCTTAATTTTAAACCCTCTTCAGTAGAAACAGTGTAAATACCTTCTTTAATTGCGTATTCATATACACTTTCTCTTATTTTCTTTTTAAGAGATTGTTCATAAATTTGTTTTCTAAAATTCATTTTTTTTGAAGTTTCTCCAATAATTTTTCTAATTGTTTTTCAGTGATAACAATATTTTGTTTTTTTGTTGAAAAACTTTCATAAGGTCTACTTTTTAAACCTAATGATTCATTAATTATTTTTTTTTCTATTTTCATAGTATATTTTTAATATAAATATATAATGGGGGACATTTCTATCCCCCACTTTTTATTTTTTATACATCATCAAAAGATGCTCCTGCCGGTGTAATAACAAACTCAATATCAATGTATTCTAAAGCTCTTGTTGGTTTCAAGAAAATTTTACCTGTCATTGTATTTGAATCTAAGTCTTCAGCGGTTCCTGAAACGGTAACTCTAAAGTCAATCAAACCTCTTTCTCTTCTGATTTCATCTAAGATTGGGTTTACCGAATCTAAGAATTGTTGTCTAACTTTATCGTCGTTTTGTTCAAATAGTAATCTTACTGCCACTGCTGAAATTAATTTTCTTGCTTGTAGTAACAATCTTCTTACGTTGATTCTATCAAGTGCCGATTCTCTAACTTGTAAAGTTTTGTTACCCCAAATTACCGTACCAACATCAGTGAAAGTAGCAATTGGGTTAATTCTACCTTTATATAAGATATCTCTATCGTCTTGAGTTAATCTTTTTCTTGCCCCATCAGAAGTAACAATACCTCTAGTGTAACCTGCAGATGCAAACCAAGGTTTGAAAATCTTATCAGTAAACGCTAAGTTTTTAACAACTTCTGCCGTTGGTGGAATCCATATTGATTGATTATTTTCCGTGTCGTTTCTTAAAATCCAAGGATAGTAAGTCGCAGTATAGTTAGAATCAATGTCAGCGTCATCTAAATTATCTACCGCTTCTTCAGGGAAAATTAAATTATCATTCAAATTATTAATTGATGAGGTATTAAATAAACTGTAATCAGGTGTTGTACAAATGTAAATTGAATCTGCCCTATCCGTTTCAACCATTTCAATTGCTTCTTCAACCAAGTTTGAGTTATTTTTGTAGTCAATACCAGGAGTTGTAAATATATTAATATCAACTGCTTCTGGATTAGCAAATGTTTTTTGACCCCATAGATATGCGTAATAGTCAGTATTTGCCCAAACTTCTTGATTAGGACCTGTAATTCTTCTAAAAGCTCCCCAACCCGTTGCGTTTGGATATGTTGCGTCAGCTTTATAACCATTTAAGAAGTTAGTTCCCCCAAGAGCAAATCCATCACCATTAGTTCTCCATTTTCTATAAATGTCCCAACCATCAAACCCACCAGCGAATACTAAAGTAAATCTTCTTGAATTTGAACTATAATATGGATTAGCAGTATCTGTAGGGTTTGATTGAAAACTAGCATCACCCACAAAGAATTTTGAATCCCCAGATGTTGGTCCGTTACCACCGATTAAAACTATAGTTGCTCCACTATCCATGTGGAAACCTTTTGTAACATAACTCCACTCAGTTCCTTCGCCAGTTGCCAAGTTAGTAGGTGCTTGTTTACCTCTATAGGTTAAGTGATCAGTATCAAATCCAACTTGTGAAGAAATTCCTAAAGATACTTTTCTAACTCTATCACCACTTGCACCTGATCTGATAGGGGCACCTGTACCAAAAGTTGAAAAAGGTGGTGTATAAATAATTTGATTAGGTCCAAAATATTGTGTTTTAAAATTAATAAATGGTGGTTTTGCGTTCCCATAAGATCTTTGAACTAAACCTTCAAAACCTGCCGGTACCGCATTTGTTGGTGCTTCCTCACTCATGTCAACCATAATAAATCTTGATTTTAATGGGAATTCACCATTAGAGGTTCCTATTTTTTTGGCGATATAACCATTAGATGTCGGATCTAATGTACAACCAACAAATGATTGTAAAACATTAGTTGCCGAATCTGTATCATCAAATGAACGTACAAGTACATCAAAAGTATTATTATCTAAGTCAATGTTAGCTAAAGTAACCTTAACTTGGAAATTTGCTCTAGTACCATCTGAAATAGTTATGAATTTAAACAACCTATAAACTTTATTACCTCTTAGTTCAGACACAACAAATGGTGTTTCAGGTGTTTGATATTTTTCTAATGAATATGCAATTGTATTTGTGTTAGGTGAGTTTCTTAACCCTGGCAATGCCACTAAACTTGTTTTTAGTCCTCTAATTTTGTGTTCTAAATAACCTGTGTTCAAAAATGTAGGATAAGCCTCCTCAACAAAAATAGGGAAATCATCTGAATCTATAGTACCATTAAAGTTAGTGTAACCAAGAGTAGTTCCTATAAAATTTGTTTGGTCAGAATCTAATGAAACTTCAAAAGAAAAATTATTATTATCAACAGTAACACCTGAAATTAAGAAAGTACCAAAAGGATCTTCAGTTATACCTGAATATAAACCAGTACCAATCATTGTTACTGCAGTAGTTGCACTAACTTTATATACAGGACCATTATCACTTGCATATGTTGTATCACCTCTTGATCTTAAAGTTGCAACTACTACATTGTCATAATCAGAATAAGCAGTACCTGAGTAGTTAGTACCACTAAAAGTAACTGTACCTGAATATGATCCGGCAGTTGGTGTCGATGCTAATGTACTTACAACACCACCAAAACCGTAACCTGCATAGTTTGGTGAACTATAATTAAATAAAGTATAATACCATGAATCGTTATCTGCCGATGTTAAATCAGTATTAGATAATATAACATCAGGTACGTTCATTAAATTTTGGAAGCTAGTTGCACTTGATGAAATAGAGGCTCCTGTTATTGCGTTAAATTGTGCCGTGGCAACAGAACCAAAAAATAAAGAAGTTGTTCCTGATAATGAACTACTATTAACCCTATAATCGACTTCATTTGATATTAAATTTTCAATCTGTTCTTGTATTGAAGTGGTTAGTCCGTTAGAATCTTCATATGATTCAGTAAAGTCGTTAGTTAAAAATGCTGGAATAGTACCAAATACTACAGTACCACCTGTTGTTCCGGTAAATGCCAATGTACCCGATAAATTTGTTGTAGAACCAATGGTGTCTACATCAACGTCACCAATTGTTGCAATAGACCAAGAAGGACCGGCGTCGTAACCTGATAATCCTAAAATTCTAGTTACAAAAAGTTGATTAGATTCTGATAAATAAGCCTTAGCAATATACGATGCTTCGTATTTTGGTATTGTAGTACCAACATATTTAGCGGGACTTGTTCCACCAAATACCGAAATATACTCGTCATAATCTTTAATAAATATAGGTTCAAATGCTGGTCCTTGTAAGGTCTCACCAACAATACCTAATGTAGTTACTCCAACACTTTGTGTTACAAAAGTAAGGTCTCTTTCTGATGTATACACACCAGGAGATACAAAAACTTTTCCGTTAGATGCCATTTTTTTAAGTTTGTTTAAAAATTTATTTTATTTTATAAATACTTCAAAAAATTGCAAAAAATTATACTTAAAATAAATATTTTGAATGGAGTATGAAAAAATTCTACCTTTTTTCTACCTAATAAAATATTTATATATATGAAAAAAATTAAAAATATAA